ATCGCAGACTTCCGTGACCCGGTCCCTGTCTCTCTGTTTTGGAGGGTCTGGACCTGGTTGATCGGCCCTGACCCAGTGCCCCTCCCCCTCTGGAGGCGGTTCATGCACTGGTGTCTACAAACCCGTCCGGCTCTCGTGTTTACACACGAGGCTTGACGGGGTCCCGTTTACCGCTGCGGCCTTGATTCGAAGTCTTCTAAAGCTCTTCTCAACCATGATCTAATGGTTGAAGTTCGAACAAGGAGTCGGCTCCGCGTAAGGCGTAAACTGGACAAGCCGATCCGATCTCGCAAACTCTACCAGGTGGTTGGTGTATCATCTGGAACAGAAATGCGAGTGCACAACAATTGTGTTACTAACGTGTTGAGGGGAATTCTAGAGCGTGTTCTTCTGGTTCCCACATCGGGTGGGTTCTCACGCACACCTCGTCCCCTCTTTGGTGCTTACAGCACGCGGCTGGCCAAGTTCAAGGCCAGGCTTCTCTCGGTCCTTCATTCGACCGCCAAGATGAGTGTAGTTGACTTCGTCAACTCGTATCATGGCCGCAAAAGGACCATTTATGAGAGAGCGGCGGATAGTCTTAGTAGGGATTGTATCCGCACTAGAGATGCTGACATCAAAATTTTCGGAAAGGCGGAAAAGCACAACGTTTCCCGAAAACCGGATCCCATAATGAGGATGATCAGTCCTCGGGACCCACGTTACAACATAGAGGTAGGGGTTTACATCAAACCTCTAGAACACCAAATATACCGGGCCATTGCTGACTGTTTTAAAGAAACCACAGTCACCAAAGGCCTTAACGCAGAACAAACAGCTTTATTGCTACGTTCAAAGTGGAGCCGCTACAATCGACCTCGAGCTGTAGGGCTTGATGCTAACCGCTTTGATCAGCACGTCAGTGTCGATGCACTGACCTGGGAGCACTCCGTATACTTGGCCGCGTACCGCAACGATCGTAAGTTGCAGCAGTTACTATCTTGGCAACTTGTCAATAAATGTACTGCACGCTGCCCTGATGGCACTATTAAGTATACGGTGAGAGGAACTAGAATGAGTGGAGATATGAACACTGCATTAGGCAATTGTCTAATCATGTGTGCACTACTCTACTCTTATGCGGACTCCCTCGGGCTCCTCAAGAAATTGTCCTTTGTAAA